ATGACAGAGGGACTTCCCCGATACCTCGTGCCTTTGCGTAGTTAAGCGCCTCAACTTGTGCTTCTCTCCAGAACTCAGGCAGGGAAAGGGTCTGCCTGTTCTTGAGTTCAAGGATGTAGGTTTCTCCAGATATGATAACAACCATATCACCTTCATCCTTTGCCCCAGCTTTAGTCAGACGTTCTGCTATTACGCTTTTGCTGCGTAACCATTTCATTACATCTGTCTCAAACTGAGAACCTTTGCGTCCGTTCTTGTTAGCCATTGAGTATCAAACTTTCCATAGGATTAAGATATGCAACTGGTACATACCAAGTCTTATCATTGTATCTCCACTCATCACGCTTGCATTCAGAGCCAAGTTTCCAACCAATAGCTTTGTACTCAGGGCCTTTCCAATCAGGTCCAACCCTTCGTGTCTTATGGCATAGACCATCAGACATCAGCACATATACAAGGTTATCATTATCTCTAGATGAGTAACGCATTCCTCTTACTGGTGGAAACGAGTAACGGATCTCTCCGAATCCTGGGATGTCGAGTTCTGACTTCCATTTATTGTAGTGTGGAGTGAAGTCATACTTACCGACCATACGTGCGAATGCAAGTTCTGATCCTGCACACACAACGTGCTGCCACATTTCCCATAGGTCACCCTCTGAGTAATTGACATTCTTCGTTGGGTCACCAAAGTATGGCTTCTGTCTTTGATATCCGACTTCAACACAAACAGCTTCCTCTTCTATTGTTAGAGCGTAGTTAGATAGCACCATATGTACTTTCCTCGCTATTGATACGAAGGTAGGCCCTACCTTGCGCATCATCATCACCTATCTGACAAGAACCAAAGTTCACAAACAGCGATGCCCATTGTGAGGCATCTGCAAAGTGTGGACCAAAGCGGTTCTTAACTGATGCTACCCTGAGTAGACCCTGTGATGGGTCATACCCTAGCGTAAGGATCAGAGCGGGTAATTGATTCACCTTTCCGTGGATTGCACGTCTAGGTGGTGGCATCATAGGAGAGCCATACTCACTCTGTTCGCTTACGTGATGGAGTACAAGCACACAAGCTTCAGTCTTACGTGCCATATCGTGCAACTCCATCATAATTGCACGAAGCCCAGCCCATTCATTATCTGTCTCGGCTGCCACATTCATTAGGTTATCTATGATGATTAGCTCTGGTGTTACACCATAGAGTTCAACATATGCCTTGACTTCCATCTCGATATCATCGAGAGACGGACTGGAATCAAAGACCCATTGGATATGAGAAGCCTTAGCCAAATAAGGATCGTAGTAACGCTGGCTTTTATTGATATTGTTTTCGACAGTCAGTTGTGAGTGACCTGAAAGATGAGCAGCAGTACGTATCATTACTGTTGCTGTGTCTGTATCAGCAGAAAAGAATAACGTTGGAACCTTTGCTTTGATTGCATAGATCAATGCGAACATTGACTTACCAGCATTGGGTGCAGCAGCGACCATACAGACTTGGCCACGACGGAACTTGATAGATTGCTTAACTAAACTTTTCCACACGTCAGGTAGCGGTGTGGCTTTGGTAGTCACACCACCCCAAGCACGGGATAGGTTAAGCACTCTGCTCCTCTTCCAATATTATTCGTCGTTCTCTACGTATCCTTCTGCGGTCACCATCGGTGAGTCCACCCCAGATACCGTGGCGTTCCTTACGGATACCCCACTCAGCACATTCAACAATGTGTTCGCAGTTACGACAGATTGATTTTGCTGATGCAATGCTCAGACGTACAAGCTTGCCTTCGTTTTCCTTGTCAGGAAAGAAAAGATCTCCACCTACCTGAGCACATAAAGGAACCTCAAACTCGTGTGGTTCCCGCATTGACTAAGCCCAGATAGTTGCGCACTTATCTGTTGCACCCTTTGGCGCAGCACACATCCAGCCCTTCCAAGGGCCACGAGCAGAAGTACCTGTACGGAAACTCATTACTCCGTGTGCGCAACTTGGTGCCTGTCCTTCAACAACAGTTGCACCTAGTTGTGATGCAACAGATGCAACAGAAGGTGCAGGTACAGAAGCACGAGCAGGTGCAGCAGCGGTAGCACCTAGGTCAGATGCAGTTGTCTTGATAAGAGTTGCAACCATTCCAAGGTCAGCAAGACCTGTCTCTAGATCCTTTACATCAGTTGCGTAAAGATTGATAAGAGTTCCGTCAGCTAACTTATAGTTAACTTGGAACTTTGTGTTTTCGTTTGCAGCCATTTACTTTCCTCCAGATTGTTTGATTGTTAACCGTAATGAATCTGCACCCTGCTTAGTTGGTACGAAGCCAAGTTTAGCAAGTACTTCATCTTTGTCTACTGATGTAACTCCAGCTACCTTGTTCCAGCGAACTTGGATACCTGTATCTGTAACCCCAGCGATACCTTCAAGAGCAGACTTTAGTGAGTCTTTTTCCTTTGTCAACTCTTTGATCTTCTCGTCTATTTGTAAATATTTCATCGCATTGGTTGAGGCATCCTTGTCTTGGATTAACACCTCTTCACTAGCGATACGTTCTTTTTTTAGACCAACGCATCCTAACTGCCCACTTGCGTCATAGAACTTGCAATAGAACTTGCAGTAGTTTTCTTCTCGCTCTGGCTCTGGTGCTACTTCTGATGCCTTGATAGCTTCTAGCCAACCTAATGCCTCTAGTGCCATTGCCTCGTTGTAATCTTCTGTGTGAACTTTAACGTCTCGCTCATCACCATCACGTGCAATGGCGACAAGCGAGACTCGCTTCACATCATAGCCATTCTTTGCTAATAGATAGCCATAAGTCTGCACTTGCCAACGCTGTTGTGTTGATGGGAAGTATGAAAGGTTCTTTACCTTGCTTGTCTTCCAGTCAATGACATCGCCTGTGCCTGGAACGAAGCAGTCAATGTGTGCCTTCATCCCATTGTATTCAACTTCGGTTTCAATGAGTACATCTTTGTTATCGGACAAGGCTTCTTCAATGGCAGAGTGGATAGCAGTACCCATAATTGCAGCAAGCTTCATCTCATTGTCGTTAGTCTCAGGTTGATCGTTGAGTCTGTACCAGACCTTACGACGACAACCACCTAACTCTGATGGACCAATCTGTACTTGTGTAGATCGTGAACGTTTAGCATCACCTGCACGTAGTGCGTTGAGTAATAGTTCTTTTGGGTCAGTCATTTGTTTGTCCTCTTTCGTGCAATAAGAAAGCAAGTCTACAAGCTTTCCATCCCTGCTCAAACCAATAGTGTGCAGCGTATTCACCTGTTGCTATTACATCTTTGAACTCTGGCTCTACATAATCGTATGTATTAAACTCCATCGTTACATCCTTTCCTGGACCACCAACTGTAAAGGCTTACCAGTATTAGCGTCAAGAACCGAAGCAATCTCAACGGCTTTACGGGCGTGTCTCTTTGCGTAGGCTAGGTCAACATCAGGTTTGATAGCTGAATACAGGTAGCCAAGAGCAAGCTGACCACCACTACCAATGCCATACGTTCCGTGATTGCTTTGGAAAAAAGAGAGATCACAAGCAATACGAAAGATATTACCGTTAAAAGCAATGAGATAATCGAAGCCACCATCTTTATCCACCTTGTTGTAGTCGTAGTTGTTGTCGTTAAATGCTGTGAGAATACTTGGGATAATCTTCTTACCCATAAATTGTGCTGGCTCTTCACCACGATAGAGCGGTGGCTTCCAGTTGTATGCAAGGATATCGCCAGGTCTAGTATCTCCTGAGATACCAATGAGAAACTTACCCACCTCTAATATCTTTGGAGTAGATGTAGCAAGAGTTACTAGATTATCTTCTGTGATCTGAGAGTCAGCTACAAGAACTGCATAATCAATTCCTTCTACACCTACGATTGTTGTCATAGACCAAGGCTACCAGCAACGGCGTGTCGTAGGTCACGCGACACCTGCATAGAGTTATCATATTGTATGCGAATCCGCCTACCCAGACTGTCCTTACCTAAGTCCTGGAGTGGCATTCCTAAGCCCTTTGGCACCGATTTGCGGGGTTTAGGACCCATTCACGTATGTACCTGTGGCTCACAGGTCTTTCAGGTTATGGCAAGCTTTGAGGATTCCGAGATAGTCTGGTGGTTCCTCGATGGAACCTGCGTTAGTTGTGGAAATCTGGTTACAGTTCCCTGCCCTGCCGATAAAATGGCATAAAAAAAGAAGCCCACTCCCCGTAGGGAGTGAGCCTCTTTGCCTCGCAGTTACTTCTTACTTGGCCCCGCGACCAAACTCTGTAGCTGATGGATCTATTGCCTTTAGCAATGGACCTGCAACTGCTGCGACTCCTGCCATAAGCAGAGCCTTTGGGTCTGTCACACCTGCAAGATACAGAGCCAGCACGGATGCCACTCCCGCTCTCAGATATGTAACTGCGATTGCCTTCATTGTTTCTGTATTCATTTTTCCTCCTATGGGGATTAGGACTTTGCACCGTGCAACTTGCAACAGGTACAAACTTCTTCCTTCGGCAACTTCTTAACTGCTTTAGGAATTGTTTTTGCTCTGAGTTGATTAACAATTTTTGGTTGGTTCATCCACCAGAACCAGGGACTTGTATCATTACCCATATTTCCATTGATGGAGATATGCAGATGCTTGTTGTGTGGGTTGCTACCACTGTAATCACGGTCACCTTCTGCTGCACGTTCTACTGACCAGATCTTTCCCTTGAATATCAGGTACTTAACTCGCTTGTCTTCCTTTAACTTCTGAAAGATGTCAGCGCAATCAATACCATTCTTAGGATCATCAGTTAAATCAACTGCAAGGCCTGTGTTGTGGTCTGAGTTAGGACTCTGATTGATGTGTGCCTTGCTCGGTAGCAATCCATCTGAGGCTTTCTTCCGAGAAGGTGATATTGCTGTGGCTTGTCGAAGGACAGCAATAGCGGCAGGCGTGGCTTTCTTGGCAAGTTTCTTCATTCATTTCGTCCCTTGTGTAGCATCATCTGATAAAGGATTTCTACTTTTTCTTCTAGTCTTGTGACGGAATCTTTGAGGCTTGACCCACTATTGGGCTTGAGTTCATTGAGGTAATGCTTTACTAGCCAACGTACTGCGCCGACAAAGCCACCTACTATTGTCATTACTGCAACAGCTACTGTTGCGTAGTCTTGTGCCTGCATTAGACCGTCCTAATGGTTACTAAGAGCAATCCGCCGTATCCAGAGAATCGCTTATCTGATGGTGTGTTGTTTCTAAAATCCATTTCCTCAATGATGCCAAGGTATGACTCACCAGTTCTAAAGTCCTGAATCTGGATGGTGTCACCATTGTTTTCTATTAACTCTAGTTGTGACATACGATCATAGGCTGCACCTTCAAAGCCAACCTCGACTCCGAAGTGGTCTGTCTCGTGGTCAAAACAAGACAATGGATACTGAATCAGTCGCTGACGTGGTGTTGCAGGTAGCGAACGTAATTGGTAACCAGTAAACAATGGTCCCTTAGTTGCATCAGTGCTAGAACGTGTCAGTGTAAACTTAAAGCCAAGATACTCTTGGGCAGTTTGTGGATAGTTAATATTGATCTGAGGTACAGCAGATTCTTGACCAAAGACACCGATAGTGTAGAAGTTATTAGAAGCATCTACTGATTCGATAGTAACGCCACCATTGGTGGTATCCACACGAGCTTGCATCAGCTTAAAGATCTTAGCCTCTAGTGTGTTGTATCGAATGTAACCAGTACGTAAGTAGCCACTTGGTACTAGGTTTGTTGTAGATTCTGCCCAGGTATTATTGCCATTAGTAAATGCAATCCTGTCTGAGTTACCAAAGAAAGCAATCTGGCTGGCAGTGGTAGTAGTTCCAGTTGCAACCAAGTCCCAAGCCCAAGGAAAGAATAGGGAATTAGCAAGGACCACTGTAGATAGATCTACTCGTACAAGTCCTGCTGCACCATCTACTAAAGTTGTAAGATAGGCAAAGCGGTCCTTGAAAGCAATAGCATTACACGGTGCATCATCAAAGAGCACTGGTCCATACTGGATATCTCCGTTGTTATCTGCCACACCTACGCGAAATCCTGCACTTGTTGCAAGGACTGCATAGACACCAAGGTAGACATCAAAGTCATTGATACGCTCACCATTAGGCATATCAATAATAACTGTAGGAGTATTAAGTGTTGGGAAACCAAGAGTATTAGGAACTGCGGCATCTAAAGTAATCTTAAAGACTGCAGATGATGAACCGTTAGGTGCATAGCCTGAGACATAGATAGCCTGTGGACCTTCTGCAATAGATGACCAGACCCAGTTAGGATTAGGGTGTGTATACAAAGCAGTAGGTAGAGCTGCAGCACCTGTAGCATTAGCGTTTAATTCATACAAAACATTTTCTTTAGCCAGGATAAGGCGTTGCTTAACAAAGCGAATGGTTGCCCTTGTTGTAGCCGCTGCTGCATAGATCTCAGCATCGGCAGGAGATGCACCTACTGAACCCTTGTGAACGTGTGTACCATTGATAAAGTAATAGTTAGAGCCATCAGTTGTAAGGCTAAAGATAGTCGAAACTGTACCAGTTTGACTGATAGTTGTTTCTGTACCACCAGTTGTAATCTTCTTGAGCGCAGTGCCATCTGTTACAAAGATGCAGTCATTGGTACCATCGTTAACACCGATTAACTGGGCAGGTGCAGCGCCAGCATAGAAGCTGGCTGTGTCATAGAGCAGGGTTGCCTGTCCTCTAGTCCAGACATCTACACCCTTAGACTCTGTGTATTGGAAGCGTAGTGACTCTTCTTGCTGTGGCTCAAAGAACTTAATGCCAGCGCCAAGGTGAAAAGATGATTGGCTACGTAGCCACCAACCAGTCAGAGTCTGTTCTCCAGCCTCACGTGTCTGGTCAATCTGTTGCTTGCGATACTGGGCTGTGACACGACGATAAGGTGAATCGTCACTGTTCATCAAGAAGAACGGTAGACCAGCAACAGCCACATCGTATGCCTCACGGGTTGATGCGTAAGTAGTTGAGTTTGCAGGGTTGGAAAGTACGTAGGGGATGCCCTCCGTGATGTCATCGCCATAAGGCATTGGGGTTTCCTTACGCTAGTAGAAGTTTTGCTTCGTCTGCAGTAATGCCTAACTTTGTTAGTAGTGCTGCCTTGGCAGTTGCTGCCTCTGCTGCTGCAACTTCCTTGTCGTGCTCTGCTGCAGCAAATGCTGCCGCTTCTGCCTCACGCTGTGCTAGTTCGTCTTGAGTCAAAGGACGTTCAACGACCTCACCTGTAGCGCAGTTTACTTCGATAGCGGTTGCTACTTCTGACATTGTGTTTCTCCTTAGTAGTTTATCAAGTATTGCCATTATGAACTTTTAATTCCGTAAAGGGTTGCTGTTGAGTATTGATTAAAAGAAGTTCCGATAGTTGGCAAAACAGTAATTGAGGTAATGGCTGCCGTATTTGACCATAATCCTGCTATCAAGTCTGACAAACCCAAAGTTGCGTTATTTTCTCCGACTCCATCAGCAGAAAAAGACTTAAAGTTTGCACTTGTATAATTAGGTATGTACAAAAGGGAGTTTCCAAAAGTGTTAGAAGTGGCTGTATTGCCGCTGGCAGAACCAGCAAAAGTGGTTGAAGTTGTAGAAATTGCGCTTGTTCCATCACCTTCTAAATAACGAGTAGAAAAGTTAGCAGATGAGCCATTAAAATTAACTGAAATGCCATCAACTCCAAGTGCTCGGTTAGTCCTTGCAGAAGTTAAAACACATAAATCTGTATAAGTACCAGGAATAGATGAGAAAGCCATTGATGCAGCCCCACCTGAGCCGACTGTAACAGATGCGATCTTAACGAATGTATTTGCCATAGTTAAGCCGCCTTAATTCCGTAGAGGGTTAGTGTGCTACCAACCGCAAAAGAGTCTGGAGTAGTAAAGATTTCAATAGCAGTAATAGCAGATGTTGAGCGATAAAGACTTACTTCTGCTTGCGCGATAACACTACTATTGTTAAATCTGCTAATCATTGTCTTAAATGTTGTAGTGTTTGAATAATTCATTATGTTGTAGATTCCTGGAGAATTTTGTGATGTAACAAGATATCCTGAAAGCACTGAGTTAATTTTATCTTGTGAAGATTGTATGAAGGATAGCGCCGATGTTCCTGTTCCATACAAATTTGTCTGTGAATAATTAGTACTAGAGTCAGAATTAAAACGCATAAATTGATTAGTATCAGCAGATGTTGCCTTAATACTTGTTACAAGAACAAGGTCTGTATAGGTTCCTGGAATTGAGGTAAAAGATACTGTTGTTGCCGTACTACCTAAAGTAGTAGTAGCAATCGGTTCATAAGTTTTTGGCATCGTTACCCCTTAATTCCGTAGAGCGCCAAGGATGAGTACTGTTGAAAATCTCCACCACCACAGGTAAAACTGATAGAAGTTACGGCGCTAGTATTGAACCAAGCACCTGAATCTAAATCAATACGACCACTTCCATTAGCATCGTATCCACCAAAATTTCTTATAGTTTTATTTTTATTAGTATTAGCGTAATCAAGAATATCAATAACTGCTGCACCAAACGTTCCTGATGAATTTGCTGATGTTGCTATTCTTTGAACCCACATTTCAGGATTGCTGCTAATGCCGACCGCTTGAGTTGCACTGCCATTTCCATTTAATATATGTACAGAATAATTAGAACCAGAATCAGAATTAAATCGTGTAATTAAATAGTCACCATCTGAACCTGCTTTAGATGAACGGGCCATAAGCCTAACTTGTAAATGTTGATAGGTGCTAGGTATTGAACTAAAAGTAACTGTAGTTGTTCCACCTGCTCCTACTGTTGTAGTAGCAATAGATTCGTAATCACCAATTGCATTTACACCTTGTTGAGCAGATGCCCAGATTCCTAAGATTGGACTCACGCTATATCACCTACTACATACCAAGAATCTGTACCAACCTTGATGGCAGATGCTGATGAATACTGAACACGCAACTTAGGAGCAGTTGCAGTGCCACCGTTAGATGCAATGGTTACACCAGATCCTTGAGCAAAGCTTACCTGTCCTGCGCCAATTTGAATGATGTTGATTTGGCTACCGATTGGATAGGCAACAGATGAGTTAGGCGGGATTGTGTATGTCTGAGCAGATGCGTTGCTTGCTGTGACTAAAGTGTTATTGGAATCTGTTAATACAAATGTATAGGTAGTTCCAGTCTGTGCGTTTAGTGCTAAAGCCGTTGATGGGCTAACACTACCGCCAATAATTGAGACGCTCATTAGTTACCTTCCGATCCAAATGCACTAAAGGATGTATTACCTGTAGTTGAGTACACGGTAATAACATCTGTGTTAGCCAAGGTAATACCACCTTGTAGTGAGAAGACTGCACCTGCTGCAAGTGGCACTCCATATGCGATGTAGTGCTGGTTAGCAAGGGTTGCACCTGCTGGGCGCACCGCTATACGGATTGTGTCCTGTGTACCACCAATGTTTGAAGCATTGAGTGTTGAAACAATCGTTGCGTTAGTTGCAGTGTAGAGCGTTGTAGCAGTTGCAGCGCTAGGTGCAGACTGGGCTAGAACCTTATATGTTGGCATTAGGATAGATCCCCAATCACTGTGAAGTTATTGCTAGATGTGCAGATAATTGTGCAAGCAGAGTTTTGTGCTCGTAGTACTGGAGCAGCCGATGTAGCACCAGTTGATGTAATAGTAACCCCTGCTCCTGCTACGAAACTGGTAAGACCAGCACCGATTGACTGCACATTTATCTGCTCACCTGCTGCAAAGATTGATGGTGGAATAGTTACCACTATCGCACTAGCATTAGATGTTGTAACCAACTTGCCAGAGTCTGCAGCAACGAGTGTGTATGTTGTGCCAGTCTGTGCGTTAAAAGAAAGGTTTATCTTTGCAGTATTGATAACTGGCGCTGTTAAGGTCTTGTTAGTTAAAGTTTGTGTTGCAGCTAGACCTACCAAGGTATCACTCGTTGTTGCTGGCAGTGTCAAGGTATTAGTACCTGCAATGGAGTTAGCCTGAACAGTTGTAGTACCAGATGTAGAACCACTAAAGGCTAAGTTAGTAACTGGCGATACCGTGCTCTGAAAGTTTGTTAAATCATAGGATGAAAGTACGTGCTTGACACTTGCACCTGCAGTATGTGTTACTGCAGATGTACCAGCGCGACCACGTACAATGGTCATTGTATCTGAGTTCTGGTTAGTAATAAAGACAATTTCTTCGTTGATTGTGTCAACATCAATAGCAACGGTAAAGACATCCACGTTGCCAGGAGCAAGTGTTACTCCACCCATTAAGGATGAGCCAGTGCCACTAGCCACAACCATAGATGTTGCACCACTACTTGATATAGCATTTTGCAGTGTTGTCTCAATGCTAGTAGATGAATATTTACTGGTCATTGTTTTTCCTTATCGGGTGTAATGAATACGGATTGGATACTTGTCTGCCAACTTCAACGCTTCTTCATTAAGTCGCTGTTGATAGAGGGCAAATATGTAACGAGATGCGGCAGCACCAGCAGATGATGGCAACTTGGTGTCATTTAGATCTGCCTCAGCTGAAGTGAGATTGATTCGTCCAGCGTCAAGATAAGACAGTAACTTGTATGATGCTCCGAGTACGACAACATCTTTACAAGACTCTGGTAGGCCAGATACGTCAGCAAAATCATCTGTGTTTGCGTCAAGAGTGTTTGGCGTGGCGGTATACCAAACCTGAATTGTACGACCAGGTTGTACGTTCTCATAGATATTCAGTGTATTGTTTGTGTTGAAGGTAGCAGCGTTTGCCATACCATCTAAGCGCCAGCGATTTACTGGTAGCCATTCCTGGCTAGAACCTGTTGTCTGCCAAGAGATAAATAGAACACCCTCAACATCATCAGGTAGTGGGTATGTAACTTGAGATGCGTTAAAAGTAAATGTATAAGAGTTAATAATCCAGAGCTTCGGATAGAAGCTGTTGATCGTATCGTTGATAGCCTTCTTGATGTTATTACGTGGGAAGGTAGGAGATAAAGTTACTTGTGCATACTGTGCGTGTGGTGATGCTGTGGTTCCCTGATACCCACGACCAAAGCCTGGAATAACATTGAGCGTGTTATTTGCTGGTGTAAAACTGTCAATCCACATAAGTTCATCATCAATTTCAACGATGCCTTTAGCAAGGTTACCTCCAGAACCAACGGTAATTTCTGTGCTGGTAGTGGTTAGACCAGCAGGGTTGGCAACATAAGTGATGCGATCTTGGCGCAGGGCGTAACCTTGCAGGTTAGCCTTGACCTCATCTACTAGGTCGTTTAGTGTTGGCATTATTTCCTCTCATACCAGCCATCTCCCCACAACGTAAGGAGTCTTGCAAAATATTGTTCATACTGTGGTGCTATAGC